TGTCGAGCGCTAGAGCCCGCAGTGTTAGCGGGGTGGGGGGTATAGATTTTTTACCATTTTGAAACCCGCAGTGTGACAGGGGGGAAGGGTATACAGATATTAACAAATGTTAATAAAAAAAAACAATATTTTCTAAAAAAACGCTGTAATACAGTTATAGTAAGGCTTGACAAAAATGCGCAATACTGTTATAATCTGTGTTGTAGAGCATACTTGTGTCTCACTGTTTACGCGTAATGCGCAACACAGATCAATAGTGAATTTCAAAGGGGTCCTACAGCGCAGATTATAACTTAAACGTACGTTTAAGTATTGACCTACATTGTACCATATTTAATAAATAGTTCTAAATTTGTTAAAATATGGAAATTGAAAAAATCTATGAAATGATCATAGCTTCTACACTTCTGAAAACTCTAAAATTTACAGAGAAAAAACATTAAAACTTAAAAGGAAGTGTTTAACATGTCATTAAAAAAACCAACTGAATTAAAAAAATTTGAAGGAAATCCAGGCCATCGGCCCATAGATGAAAACGAAGTCAAGCCTAAAAAAGTTTTTCCAAGGCCGCCGACATGGCTATCTAAAGAGGCTAAAAAAGAATGGAGAAAAATGGGTAAGATTTTATATAGTTATAATTTACTAACTGAACTAGATATAACAGCATTTACAAATTATTGTATATACCATGGTATGCACATGGAAATATTAAAAGAAATATCTAGTATGGAGGATATGACTGGAACTACAGAAAAAGGATATAAATATATTTTACCAAATATAATTCTATCAGATAAGTTCGAAAAAATAACTAGATTTTATCTTTCTAAGTTTGGAATGACACCTTCCGATAGAGTCGGATTAAGTGTTGACATGGATGCCAATAAAGAATTAACAGAATTTGAAAAAACATTATCGGGGTTGGAGGAGGTAAAAAAATGAAGATCTGTAAATGTAAAGGTAAAAAAAAGAAGGGAAGAAAATGATTAATTTGGATCTATTATCACAACAAAAAGTAAACCGCGTATTTAATTTTTTACGCGGTTTGAATCATACTAAGGGTGTTTTTTATGGTAAATGCTTTGACCCTTTACCTTGGCAAAGTAAAATCATATGGGACGTTTACGGAACTTTAAGACCGAACGGATACAGACAATATAAAAATGTATATATAGAACTGCCTAAAAAGAACGGTAAGAGCGGACTATTATCCGGGTTAGGTCTATATCATTTATGTAGTGATGGAGAAATGAATGCAGAGGTCTATGGTTGTGCGGCCGATAAACCGCAAGCAAGTTTAATTTTTGATGTCGCTGTTGATATGGTTGATCAAAATAAAACATTAAAAAAACATATGAAATTAATTATATCCTCAAAGAGAATGGTTTATAAACCAACTCGAAGCTTTTATCAAGTTGTTTCCGCAGAAGCATATTCCAAACATGGTCTAAATATTTCTTGTTGTTTATTTGATGAAATACATGCTCAACCAAATAGAGAATTATATGACGTAATGAGCTTTGGATCAGGTGATGCCAGAGCGCAACCAATTTATTTTTTTATTACAACAGCCGGGCAAGATCCTGACAGAATGTCAATTGGTTGGGAAATGCATCAAAAATCAGAGAATATTTTATTAGGCAAATCTAACGATAAAGTAACTTATTCCGCTATTTGGGGTATTGATTATGAAAATAATCGAATTTGGACCGGTCAAAATTATATACAATCTAAAGAAAAAATTGATTGGACCGATAAAAAAGTATGGTATCAAGTAAATCCAAGTTTAGGTGATATTATCATGGAAGATAAAATTGTAGAAGCTTATGACAATATAAATGACAATAAAGCAGATGAAAAGTTATTTAAACAACTAAGATTAAATATTTGGGTCAAAGAGAGGTACACCCAGTGGATAAATCTTGACAAATGGTTACAAAATAGTTTTATAATAGATATAGACACTTTAAAAGGTAAAACTTGTTATGGAGGTTTAGACTTAAGTAGTAAATTAGATATTACAGCTTTTGTACTTGTTTTTCCTCCAGATGAAGATTTAGATAAATATACAATCCTTTCTTTTTTTTGGTTACCTGAAGATAATTTAAATGAAATTATTAAACGGGATCAAATCAGATATGATGATTGGGTAGATAAAGGACTTTTGAAACTTACAAAAGGAAATAAGATCGATTATCACGCAATTACTAATCAAATTTTACAATTAAGAAGAATTTATAATATTGAAGAAATTGGATTCGACATTTGGAATGCTGATGCAGTTTCGACGGATTTAGATAATGAAGGTCTTGAAATGATCGAAATAAGGCAGAATTATCAAAATTTAAGTCCATCAATGAGAGAAATTGAAGCTTTAGTTCATGCAAAAATGTTAAATCACCTTGATAATGAAGTTTTAAACTGGATGTTTGGTAATTTGCAAATCAAAATTGATGATAATGGCAATATAAGGCCAACAAAATCAATACGACAAGGAAGTAGTAATAAAACAGTAATAACAAAAGCCAAAATTGATGGTATTGTTGCCATGATAAATGCATTTTGCCGCGTGATTGCTTACAAAGATAAATATTTTACTATATATACAATTTAAAAAGTCAGCCCGCGACCAAACCGACTGACTTTTTGAAAAAAGTTAAAAACCGTTAAGGGTTTTTTAGTGTTCATTTTTAATTATACAAGAAATTTTAGGAAAGAGGTGATAAATATTAAATTGCCTATAATTTCCAGCTTAATTAACAAAATGGTTATAAAAAGAATGGCAAGTTATGCAGAAGAATTTTTAAAAGGAAATGATATCTCTAATTATGCCAATTTCACGAACTCAGGACTAATGATTAATGATGAAACTGTATTTCAAGTAAGTGCTTTTTGGGATTGTGTAAAGATTTTATCTGAAGATGTCGCAACACTGCCATTGGTCTTATATAAGCGACTAGAAAAAGGAAAAACGAAAGCAGAAAATCATAATTTATTTAAAATCATAAATTATAAACCAAATGAGGAAATGTTGATTATTAATTTCCTAGAAATGCTTATGACAAATGTTTTACTATGGGGAAATGCTTATGTACAGAAGATTTATAACAAAAAAGGTGAAATTATCGAGATATATCCGCTATATTCGCGCTATATGGAAATAAAAAGGGATAAAAATAATAATTTATATTTTCGATATAACGAACCTGGAAATGAAAAGGACTTTGACAAAGAGCAAATTATAAATATTACCGGTCTTACTATGGATGGCATTACTGGACTATCTATTTTGAAATATGCCCGGGAAAGTCTAGGTTTAACCATGGCGACAGAAAAATTTGGAGCTAGTTTTTTTGGATCAGGATCTAAACCGGGCGGAGTTCTAGAACTTCCAGAAAATGGACGTTGTAAGGATAAAGACCAGGTCCGGGCGGAATGGAATAAATTATATCAGGGCATAGGAAATGCAAACCGCATCGCAATTTTAGAAGGTGGAATGAAATATAAACCGGTTGGAATACCACCGGAGGATGCCCAGTTTTTACAAACAAGACAATTTCAAATACCGGAAGTTTGTAGATGGTTTAGAATGCCGCCTCATAAGATTGCAGATCTTAGCAATGCAACATTTTCCAATATAGAGCATCAAGGCATTGAGTATGTATCTAATACGCTTCGACCCTGGTTGGTTAGATTTGAAAAATCATTTGAAGCTGGATTATTAAATCAAAAAGAAATAAAAAAATATTTTATACAGTTTAGTGTTGATGCATTGTTGAGGGGTGATTTTAATACAAGAATGCAAGGATATGCAACCGCACGCCAAAATGGTTGGATTAATGCTGATGAAATACGAGAAAAAGAAGATATGAACCCGATGCCAGAAGGTGAAGGCGGGGAAAAATACTTGGTTAATGGGAATATGATCCCTATAAATGAAATCAATAATAGTAAAGGTGGTGATAAGAACGATGCCAATACAAGCAATTGAGAATAGGACAAAGGAAATAAGAATGTTTTCTAATATTTTCGAGATAAGAGAAAAGGAAAACGGAAAAAAGGAAATTGAGGGTTATGCGCTTGAATGGGAAACTTTGTCAGAAGAGCTCGGTTGGTGGTGGACTTTTAGAGAAAAGTTTCGTAAAGGTGCATTTAGAGAATATTTGGACAATAAAGACACTGATACAAAATTATTGATTAGTCATAATAATTACCCAGTTCTTGGAAGATCGAAACATTCTACTTTAGAACTAAAAGAAGATAACACTGGATTGTGGTTTAGGGCTGATTTACCAAACAATACATTTGGAAATGATGTACATGAAAGTGTTAAAAGAAGAGACTTAGACGGTATTAGTGTTGGTTTTATCATGAAAAAAGAAGAATGGGACGAGGAAGACGACGAAAACGTAGTAAGAACCGTTATAAAGGCTGAATTACCAGAAATTTCTTTAACTAGTTTTCCGGCTTATGAATCTTCCAGTGTAGGAGTAAGAGAAAAAAGAGAAAATGATCCTTATAAACTTTATAAAGATAAACAAAATAGAGTAAATGATTACAATAAAAGGTTAATGTTTTTAAGGGAGGTAAGTATTAATGAATGAATTAAGGCAAAAATTAGCGGATATAGCTAAACAACTAAGAGAAAAAAACAAGGAAAATATGAATGATGAAGAATTGAGAGCATGGAACGCACTAAAAAAAGAGTATGACGATTTAAAAGTAGACATTGAACAAAAAGAAAAGGAAGAAAAGGCAAAATTGGAAAGAGAAAACTTCTTAAAAAATGAAGAAAATTACCTTGAAGAAAGGCAAGAAGATCCAACGAAACCAAAATTATTTACGGAAGTAAAAAGCGAATATAAAAGACAATTTAGAACTTTTGGAGATCAATTAAAAGCCATAAGAAGGGCGAGTGTTCCAGGGGCTACCCCGGATAATAGATTAAATGTTGTTAATGCTGAAGTAATAAGCAGAGAACAAAGAGCAAGCGGAATGAATGAAGGAATAGGCAGTGAAGGCGGCTTTTTGCTTGAACCGGATTTCGCCGGAACTATTTTCGAGACAGCAGTCCAAACCGGCGATATTATGTCGAGGGTTGATACTATGCCGGTGACTGGTAGTGGTGTTAAATGGATTGATGTTGACGAGTCAAGCGTGGCATCTAGTGTTTATGGTGGCGTAATTGCTTATTGGGCCGCTGAAGCTGGAACAGTTACAGCAAGTAAACCAAAACTAGCAAAAAGAACTATGGATTTAGAGAAATTAATGGGCATAGCATATGCAACTGACGAGCTTGATGAGGATGCTGCATTTATGTCAGATTGGTATAGACAAAGTTTTGGCGTAGCTGTAAATAGAAGTACTGAGATAGCAATTGTTAACGGTACAGGTGCAGGCGTACCGCTAGGCATCTTAAATGCTCCATGTCTTGTTACCGTCTCAAAAGAAAGCGGCCAGGTAGCCGATACAGTTGTATTTAAAAATATATTAAAGATGTGGGCCAGAATGCCAGGCATGAAAAGAAAAAATGCAGTTTGGTTGATCAACCCTGATGTAGAAACACAATTGGGACAAATGACCTTGACAATTGGAACCGGCGGCGTGCCTGTATATTTGCCTGCTGGTGGTTTAAGTGTCGATGGTTATTCTACATTATTTGGTAGGCCAGTAATACCAACAGATGTATGCCCTGCACTTGGAGATGCCGGAGATGTTATTTTATGTGATTTAAAAGATTACATGTTAATTAGAAAGGCCGGAAATGATGGAGGAATTAAATTTGATGTTTCTATGCATGTTCAATTCTTGTATGGCGAAAATACTTACAGAATAGTATTTAGATGTAATGGAATGCCGAAAAAATCCAGCGCTTTAACTATAAAAAATAGCTCTAATGAGCGCGGAAGCTTCATAACATTAGCAGAAAGAGCGTAAAAAAAGGAGTGAGAAATATATGCTATGTTTTCCAGAGAGTTATAAAAATGTAATGTTATTAAAACCACAAGTCGATGCTTCTTTGACTAGTGATTATGTGAGTCTAAAAAATGCTAATGGTCAAGCCTGGATACTTGTTACCATGGCACAAGCGAACGCGGCACAATGTACTATAACACTAGGTCAAGCTAGTGATGTTAGCGGAACAGGCGCGAAGGCTTTAAGCGGTAATGCTGAAATCTGGTATAATGCGGACTTAGCAACCGCGGATACATTAACAAGAGGGACTGCCGCAAAATTATATCAATTTTCGGCAACTTTAAAAAATAAAAAAGTTTGGTTTCAATTAGATCTTTCTAATTGTCTAGACTTGGCAAATAGTTTTGATTGTGTTTATTGTACTTCGAGCGGCTCGAATGCTGCGAATTTATTGTCGGTTGAATTATTTTTTGAATCTAAATATCAAGAAGATGTCCTTCCGGCTGCTATTACGGATTAATAAAGGAGGTGTAAAAATTGGGAACTAGAGGAGCTCTTTTTTCTAGCAATGTCCAGGGCGGACCGCAAAATATTGTTGATGTTAATAAACATCCTTACGATGTATATTTTATTGATTCTAGTCATACCGCTGCAAGTGATGCGGCGGGTTATGGTAGTAGTCCAGATATCCCATTAGAATCTATTGATTATTTATTTTCATTAGCAACTGCCGACAAAAAAGTCGTTGGTTATGTTATGCCCGGTCATACTGAGGCTTACAGCACAACCGGCACAAAAATGACGGGGGATATTGCCGGGGTACATATAATTGGACTTGGTGAAGGGTCGAATAGACCTACTATTACTTATGGTCATACTGGCGCAAAATGGGATATAACAGCAGCTAATATAACCATTGAAAATATATTATTTGTTACTAGTGTTGATAGTGTTGTTACGTTTGGGACCGTTTCTGGCGCAGATTTCAAAATGATTAATTGTGAATGGAGGGATACAACTGACATTGAAGTTATTACAGATTGGACCGTAACCGGTGATAGACCAAAATTTATAAATTGCTTTAAAAATGGTTATACCAGCGGAGATGCAAATGTTAGATGTATTTCACTCGCAGGCGTAGACAGTGCTTATATATATAATTGTAGATTCATAACAAAAGTTACAACTGCGGTTGTCGGTTTTGTTACAACTGCATGTACTAATGTTGTAATTGACGAATGTACTTTTCTTGTGGATAGTACAACCGATTATAGTAAAAATGTAGTTGACACTATAACGGGTTCAACCTGGATCGTAAATAAAGGTTATGACATAGGAGCCGGCGCGAAGTTTTCCGGGGGTTCCGGTGGTGCACTTGCGGGCGATGATGTCGGAGCATTAACAACTGCTGTTACAGCTTTACAAGCAGATGTAGGGGATGCATCTGCTAGAACTAATTTACAAAGTTTATTAGCGTTATTTGGAAATCCAGATACTGCCGGGGCTACTTTTTGGAGTGCATTAATAAATTTAAATCCACTCTATAATTGCAAATTAGGGACAAAAGTAACAAGGGCGGCGGCTGATATTTTTGACGGTACACAAACCGCATTATACACCGTCGCGAGTGGTCGAGTACTTATTACTCATATTGAAATTGAAGTAACAACCGCCGCAATTGATGCCGGTGCGAGTAATACTTCATTAGTTACGAACCCAACAACTGGGACCGATGCCGCAATGTGCGGGGTATTAGACATAAATGCAGATGAGGAGGGCACTATATATAGTATTACCGGAAAACCGGGTGATGCTCTCGTAGGTGGTTCCGGTGGTGGTGCTCCTAGTATGGAAACAAATGGTTTTATTGTACCGGAGGGAACTATTGACCTATTGTCAGCCGCGGACGTTGGAACCGGCGGGGCATTAGGCAAGTGCGAATTGTGGTATATAGTCCTTGATTCTGGTGCAAGTGTAACAAGTACATAAGGAGTTGTTAATATATGGCAGTTTATTTGATCCAAAATGCTGAAAGTTACGTCGGAGCATCAACGGATACGAAACCGTCTTCGGTTCCGGTTGGAAGTATATTTTATGAATATGACACACATAAAAGATTTAGGACCTATGACGGAACTAATTGGATCGTTGAAGAACTTTACCCAATTACTTAAAAAGGAGCCGGAATATGGATTATTTGAAAATAAAATTAATTACAGATGTTAGCACTGAATTAGTGAGTTTAGCGGAACTAAAAACACATCTTAGAATTGATGTTACCGACGAAGATACATACCTTCCGGCTTTAATAACAGCCGCCCGGGAATACTGCGAACAATTTACCGGTCGGACAATTGGCACTAAAACGCTGGAAGGTATACTAAATGACTTTCCATGCGATTATATAGATTTGTATGAATCCCCAGTGCAAAGTATAACGAGCGTTAAATATACGGATGCAGATGGTGACGAAACAACTTGGGATAGTAGTTATTATATTTCAAATTTGGATGTAATACCGGAAAAGATTTATCCGGCTTATGGTTTAACATTCCCGGCTTTTGTTCCTTATCCAAGCGGAGCGGTTCGAATAAGATATCAAGCCGGGCATACATCGGCAAATTTACCCGAGGCAATAAAACAAGCTATTTTACTTGTAGCCGGAGATTTATACGAAAATCGCGAAGCTACAAGCGAAAAAAGAGTATATGAATTACCTTTTTCAGTAAAAGCACTATTAATGCCTTATCGTGTGAGGTGGTTTTAAATGAAAGTAAAAATAGGAAACACTATTTATAATAGTGAAAATCAACCAATTATGATAATTATTAATGATTTTGATAAAAGAAATATTAATAATATGTTACCTCATTGTACTAAATATTGTTCTTTTCCTGCTGGTATGGATAAGGAAAAAATAGAGAAATGGATGAGTGATAAATTATGCGACAAGGGTTAATTGATGAAAGTAGAAAAGTAAGAAGCGGAAGACTGAATAAAAGATTAATTATTCAATCTAAAACTTATACTGAAGAAAGAAATGGAAGTTTTAAAGAAAATTGGACCGAGTTGGATACTGTTTGGGCAAAAATAAATCATATTAACCAGGTCGAAAAAATTCTAGCAAAAGCCACAAATAATACTACTATAGCAATCATTGAAGTGAGATATAGATCCGATGTTAATACTAATTGCCGCGGATCATGGAATAGTAATTATTATAATTTTACAGAAATCATAAATGTTAATAATGAGAATCGAAAATTACTAATAACCGCGGAGGTGAGGAGTCATGAACAGAGTTAATATTGAAAGGAATTTTGATAGGGTCGAGCGATCAATTAATAATGCAGTTGATGATTCTTTAAAAGACCTGGAAAGATTTTTAAAAAGTCGGTTAAGGCAAGTAATTAATGTTAAATTCAATAAAATCACCGGAACACTTTTAAAATCAGTTCAAGCCAGGATAAAAAAACAATCTGAAGATAACAAACATGTCTATGTTGGATGCTCTAGAGATGCCTTTTATAGTTTATTTCTAGATAAAGGTACCGGAGATAGAAAACATAGAAAGACTGGGAAAAGTGTTGGATCAATAAAGCCGACGCGATTTGTAAGGAAATTTTATGATCAAAATAAAGCCGAAATAAGAGAGATTATTACAAAGTATATTAAAAGGATTTGATATCATGATTAATCTTACATATCAAATTATAACAAAAGTTAAAGAGTTTATCCCACGAGTTTACAATAGAAAAGCCCCTTCCGATGCTACTTTCCCATATGCAATTATTTCAAAGCGCGGTTATGGTGATAATACAAACGAGTCAGATTTTATCTATTACATAGAATTAATTGATAATAGCACAGATACGACAGAAATAGAGACTTTGGAAAGTCAAATAATGAAAAGCGTTGGTCTTGATGGTTTGGATCACTTTTGTTATGAAGACGATGATTTAACATTCGAAATGTTTTACGACGATAATTATTCAGACGAAACGGAAGATAACAACGAATATTTAAATTCTAGAGTTTTGGAATTTTATGTAAGAGCATATTTTTATAGTTAGGAGATGTTAAAAAATGGCTATTGTGACTCTAACTACTACTGATATAGATACAGACGGAGTTGAGTTCTATTCTGATAGTGCGGAATGGACTGCCGCGGAAGATACAACTGGATTTAAATTTTTAAATGATGGTAAAACGTTATTCCATGTTATAAACGCAGACACAGGCGCATGTACCTGTACAATTGATACGCCACAACCATGTTCATATGGTGGTACAACTGTACATGACATTGACGTTAGTGTCCCAAATGCTGATGATTACTTTATAGGACCGTTCGCAAAACACCGTTTTAACGATGCGGATGGTTATGTAACTATTAGCTTGACGGTGGATGACGATGCTACTGATATATCGGCAAGAGTTATAAAACTAACTTATTAAAGGAGGTGTAAAACATGGGTGCAGCTATTACGCCAAGTGTCCCAACCGCAACCAATATATGGAGAGGTACAGGGATATGTTATAAGGAATATGGCGAAGGTACACAAAGAGAAATTGGAGCAACCAGGGGCGATATAAAATTCATGGATGACCGCGAGTTTAGGCATCAAGATTATAACGGAATGTATGGACCTACAGAGGGTTTAAAGGTTATTACAAAAGCGGTCCAGACATTAACATTCCCATTGCTCGATTTATCATACCAGAATTTTGATGATTGTTACGCGGGCCTTAATGTCTCAGATGCCGGAGCTTATCACCAAATAGCGGAAGATTTAACCGTAGCCGCTGGAGATTATCACGAAAATGTAACATGGGCTGGCGAGCGTAAAGATGGTAAATATGCATTAATTTTAATTTATAACGCCCTAGGCGACGGAAAAATTGAAATGAATATGAAGGATAAAGACGACGTTGTACTAGATACACAATTTACAGCGCACTATGGACCTGCGACACCTACAACGCCACCTTGGTATATTAGATTAGAAGATTAATAAAGGGGATTAAACCCCTTTATTTATAAAAAGGAGAAAATTATGATTGAAATTGAAGGGAAAACATATGATTATTTTATGAAACGTAAACATGTCGGAATGTTTACAAGAATAATAGGGGAATTAATCGAAGAAGAAAAACTTGAACAATTAAAATCTAATAATGAAATTGTATTACTTGTAAAAATAATAAAAGAGGCTCTTTTATCTTTTGATAAAGCGAATGATACAAGCTTAAAATTTATTGCAGCAATTTACAATATTAAAGAAAGTGAAGTTGAAGAACTAGGATTTTTTGGAGAGTTCAAATTATGGAAAAATTTATTTAATGATCCAGAATTTAAGGATTTTTTTTCATTAGTCTTCAGGTCAAAACTTACGAAGAATTAGACTTAATTTATTCTAGATATCATGATCCAAAATTAATTTTAAATATGCACTTCTTAGAAGCCGAAAAAATTTTAAAAGTAGCTTATGACAAAATCTTAGAAGAATTTTTATATAAACGTTATCTTGTTGAACTTCCCTACATGGATCAAAATAATTTTTTAACTTTTGAAGAATACAAACAAAAAATATTTGAATTAACAAGATTAAAAAATAGAACTAAAAAAGAAAAGGAAGAGGACTTAAAACAATCTCGAAAAATTGCCGCAGCTGCTATTAAAAAATTAGATGAAAATAGGGATTTTCACAAGGAAAGATATAAATCGAAAAAACAAAAAACTTCAAAATTTATTAAATAGAAAGGAGGTAATATTTTTGGCTCTAGATATTTTTAGATTAACAGGGCGAGTGATATTAAATACTGCTGAAGCAATGACAGGTTTAAGAAAGGTTGAAAATGCTGTAACTAGGACCGGCGAAGTATTTAAAACAGTTGGAACAAATGTAACAAATGCTGGAAGAAGTTTGACACATTTTGTAACTATACCTATTATTACAGGTATAGCCGGAGCTATTAAACAAGCATCGGATATGAACGAAACTATAAGTAAAACTCAGGTTGTTTTTAAAGAATCAGCCGATGCAGTTTTAAAATGGTCGGATCATACATTAAAAAGTGTCGGACTTGCAAAAGGAACCGCGCTCGATATGGTGTCAGCCTATGGAGATATGGGCACAGCAATGGGATTAAATGTAAAACAATCAAAAGATATGGCGATTAGTTTAGTTGAGTTGACCGGAGATATGGCATCTTTTAAAAATATGCGACCGGACGAGGTCCATTTGGCTTTAACCGGTGCGTATACTGGAGAAACGGAAGCCCTAAAAAGATTAGGTATAGTTATGACTGTTGCAAATTTAGAAAGATTTGCAGAAACACAAGGTATTAAAAAAGAATATAAAGAAATGACACAAGCTGAAAAAATCCGGCTTAGATATAACTATATTATGAAAGCTTCTAAAAATAGTATAGGAGATTTTAAACGAACTCAACAAAGTGCAGCAAACCAAATGAGACTTTTTACAGAAGGCATAAAAGAAGCCGGGGCGCAATTTGGAACTTTATTACTTCCATATTTCACAAAAGCAATTTCTATTGTAAATAAAGTATTAGAAAAATTTCGAGGGATGCCCCCAGTTATGCAAAAAATAACTTTTGTTATAGCTTTGCTTGTCGCTGCGATTGGTCCTCTACTAATGGCAATAGGAACAGCTATAACAGTTTTTGGGACATTAGCGATTATTATTGGGACAATAGGACTACCTATTACAATTGCAATTGCACTTATAATTCCATTAATCGCCGCGCTTGGTGGCCTTGGCGTAGTGGCCGTAACAATGGCATATAAAATGGGAATTTTGAAAAAATCTTTTGATTTTCTAAAGAATGGTATTGATGTATTAAAATTTGCAATTAAGGGAGATTTTAACAAGACACTTGAAATACTTACACAAAAAATGGGACTTAGCAAAAAGCAAGCTGGAGAATTTAATGTTAAATTGTTTCAGGCAAAACTTGCTATCCAGAAAGTTATTGAAGTTGCGCGAAATGTTGCTAATTTGATAAAAGCTATATTTAGTGATGACAAGAAAAAAGTTATTGACTTGCTAATTAAAAAGTTTGGACTTAGCAAAAAAGAAGCAAAAGATTTTTGGCAAGAAGTTAAAAAGCTAAAAGCTGAAATATTAGTATTAGCAAAAAAATTAAAAGACGATGCGGGCAAAGCAATTATTAAATTTATTGACAAAATAAAAGATGCAAGCAAGTTTGTTATTGATCATAGAAAAGAAATTGCCAAAGTTATAGAAATAGTTATTTCCTTTGCAGCAACCTTTGTAAAAAAAATACAACAAGCATATGCAACAGCTAAATTTTTTGTAAAAATTGGAACAATGGCATATAATGCCATGAAAAAGGCACAAAATGCAGTAACAAACGCTATGACAGTAATCATGGCAAAAATAACTGGTCTAAAAGCTAAAGTATGGCAATGGGGATATAACATTTTGAAAGGTTTAGCAAATGGCATCAAAGCAGCTTATGGATTATTACGTGATGCTGCCGGTGGTGCTGCTGCAATTATTTCCGCATTTTTAGGGCATCATAGTCCGACAAAGGAAGGCCCGGGAAGATTTTCTGATAAATGGGGCCCAAACCTTATGGCAATGTTAGCAAAAACTATGCTAAGTAAAAGAAATTTATTAAAAGATGCAGTTAGCAAAATTGCCGATGATATTAACATTAGTAAATTAGCAATGATTGATGTTTCTATACCTAGCAAAACAAATTACGATAATATTAGCAAAGCAGGCCCAACGATCCAAATTATAAATCCTAAATTCTTTAATCAGGACGATGTAAATAAAATGATGGAACCGGTTATTCAAAGATTAGATTTTTTGGGATATAGGAGTAGATAAAAATGGCAAATAGTTATTATTTAAAAATCTATGATAAAGAAAATGACGAGATGCGGGAGGTTGGAATTGATTCTAATTGGAGTTTTACAACGGATTTAGATTCTAAGAGCTCATTTAATGCGACAGTAACGGATTTAAAAACATTAACAAAAATATACATTGGTGCACAGATTAGATTTTATGATTTTAACGATAATTTATTATCCGGTGGTTTTATTAAGTCAATTGATAAGTATGACCCTTTCGGAACGGATGAAATAATTTATTATATTATAAATGCTGTTTGCGGTTGTAAAATCGCCGAAAGGCGTGTTGTAGCTGATGTTGTAGAAAACAAAAATGTAGGAAATACAATAATTGACCATATATTGCCAGTTTTGGCAGAGGAAGGCGTAACTGCCGGTTATATTGATTGTAGTTTGATGATAGAAAGAATTACTTTTAATTATATAACTTGTTATGATGCATTAAATTTATTACAAAGTTTAGTATACGGTTATATCTGGTATATAACTGATATAGGCAAAACTTTGAATTTTTACTATATAGCGAATTCTTATTTTAGCACAAAATTAGATGCTAATTTATATCATACAAATTTTAGACAGCACCGAGACATGAATGTTTATCGGAACACACAGTATTTGCGAGGTGGAAAAGCAAGAACAGCCGAGCAAGAAGATGAAACGCCGACACCTGCACCTGATGGCAGCTCGCAAACATTTACAGTTAGATTTCCTATTGCAGAGGAGCCAACAATTGAAATAAATCTAAATGGAGGTGGTTGGCAGACTGGGGGAACTGTTGGAGTAAATGGAATAGATGATAATGGTACTCATGATTGGTATTTTACTTATAATTCCCCTAATATTACACAAGATCCAACTGGACCATTAAGCCAACCAACTTTAACGGCCGTTGATGCAGTAAGAGTAACTTATATAGGACTTAGAGATTTATTTATTATTGTTGATGATCAAGAACAGATTAGAAGACGCGCCGAAATAGAAGATAATATAATAGATGTCGGAGTTGATGGATATTCTGGCATATATGATGCGGTGATGGAAGAAATATCGATCGATAATATACCGCTTGGAATCCAGTATGCAAGCGGAGTTTTAAAAAAATATGGTGATATCGCCGACACTGTCACGTTTGAAACTGAGGAAGATGCATTCAAATATAGTTGGGGTTATTTACTTAAAATAGAAAAATCAACTTGGGATATAAACGAATATTTTTTAATCAAGAGCGTAGTTATGAAGCAATTGGATCAAACACATGCAAAATATACAATAACCGCGCTTGATGGCGCAACTGTTGGAGGTTGGGAACAATATTTTGCAGAGTTATTAAAAAGGGATAAGAAATTTACTATTAATGATTCTGAGGTACTTGTAATACTAAAAAATCAATTAGAAAGAATAAATCATTATGCAGAATATGATTTAGAAGTTTATAACCCATTATTATATGTTTCGGAAAGTACTTATATTTCGGAAAGTACGGTATTAGGTGGAACATTAGAAAGTGAGAGTACAATTTATGATTAAAGAATATAAAAGTCGATTAGGCTTTTTTGATATAGAAGTCAAGGATCATGGAATAGTAATTTTAAAAAAAAGAATACAAAATTTAATTATGAATACTGTTTTAGATGAAGAAATAGAAATATATTTAGGAAATGCGCCAGACCTTGAAATAATGCACTGTGCAATAGGCGACGATCAAACCGGACTTGATGTTGATAATACAGAATTAGGAAATGAAGTATACCGAGTGAGTGTTGAGTCAGGACCGACCAAAATCGAAACCGGTTATATTACGACAGAATTTGTAATAACAAAGAATGAAGCGAATGGCGAAACAATTAAAGAGATTGGAATATTTGTCGGTTCCGACAGTGACGATTGGGGCGGCGGCGCTGGTAAAGATACAGGGAAATTAATGTCTAGAGTCTACATGGTTCCTAATCTAGAAAAAACAGCAAGTAAAGAAATAAATATAAGAAGAATAGACATTCTACAACGTCCAACAATTGTGTAAGGGAGGTATTTGATGACTGCTTATATTCAAGATTATAATAACGCTGAAGATATTACTAATAATGTAACGGTTTGGAATGCGACTAACTGCAGGAATTTAACTTATAAAGTTGATGAATTACAATTTATTTTAAATGATTTACATAAATATAAACACACAACAATTATATCATCCGTCAAAGATGCTTGGGATGATGAAAGTTGGGATTTGGGCGACGGTGGAACATATGCGGAAGACTCAAGTAATTATATATTAAATGGTAAAAGTATGCAATTGACTGGCGATGCTCAATGGGATGGAATACATGTCGAGCACACTCTAGACCTTACAACCCATGACGACGGGTATACTGCCGGGGCGGATGATTTAATTACATTCTTTGCTTACATAACATCTCAAAATCTTACAGACTTGGGAAGTGCGCGACTTGCGATTGGATTTTATAACGATGTATTAGGAACTGTTACCAATTATTATTGGGCGCGTTTTGATGATCAATTGCAAGCGGGAAAAAACATTGTAAAATTAAAAAAATCTGACTTTACAAGTCAAGGAGCTCCAGACTGGAGCACTATAAGAGGAATAGATATTTATTTATATAATGCAGCACCGGATGCCGAGGTTGTTGTTAGTATAGATATGATTTTATTACATGGTCAAGATTTTAAAACATTTATTTATAAGACAACAAATGAAACTGTCACTAATGATACAACTATGCAAAATGATGACGAGCTTGTTGTTACTTTGCCACAAAATGGTATTTTTGAAGTAAATTTAAATGTGGTTGCAAATGCAACAAGTACGAATCCTGATATACAATGCGATTGGGCAACCACAGGCGATATTACATTAATGGATAATGGTAGATTTTGTATTTCTCATAATACTGATGTCGCCGATGCAGATGATTCAGATAGTATTAAATTGAAAGTAGAAACTTCATTATCGACAGATATTTCATATGGAATAGATGGATCAAATTATACATATATAAAAGAAAAATTAATTTTGCAAACAGGAAACAACGGAGGAACATTGCAATTTAGATGGACACAAAAAACAGCAAGTGCATATTCAACAGCAGTAAAACCAGGCAGTTATATGTATATAGTAAGATTACAGTAAAGGAGATAAAAACAAATGGAATTAACAATCATAATATTATCAATTTTAGGAGCAATGGGAATAAGTTTTATTTTTGAATCTAGCAAAAAAAGAAGGTCAAAAAAATGAATGATAGATTATATAAAATAATATTACAAGGTGCGGTCCTGGTTTGTTTTATAATTATTGCTTGTCGGGAAATATTAGATAAAGCAAGTATAACAATGATATTTGGAACTATTGTCGGTTATGCATATGCAACCGGCAAAGAAGCATATATCAAAGGAAATGGGAATGATAAAAATGAGTAAAAAGGATGATTTAGCAAAAAAAATAAAAATACTTGGTAATACTTATTTGGAAATTTTAAATAATTTGGATGAAAGAATTTTATTGCTAGAAAAAAAAATAACCGAACTAGAGCAAAATAAATAATTGCTAAGTACAAATTTTTTTTATATAATTTAAACATATATTTGGGGTGGTAACCAATATATTAAAATTCCCAAACTTTAGTTTTATATATTTATAGTTTAATAATAAACCTAGCAAAATTTTTGCTAGGTTTAAATATTATGATTTTTTTTATTTTTGAATATCTCGCAAAATTTCAATTATTCGTTTACCTCTAAATGACATATCAATATCAATAGTTATTTCTAATATATCGTTAGAATCTACTAAAAGTTTTGATAATTCAAGATCCGACATTGTTAAACCTATAATATTTTTTTCAAAATAAAATAATTTTATTGGAATATCATCATCTTGTAAAGCTAAATTTTCTATGTTACGAAATAAACCAGCTTTACCCAAACATTGAGTATAACCAAAACACGTCTGTTTCCAAAAAACAAGTTTGTTTTGACATATTCTTGACATATTTACAATTATATACATTTTAACCTCCTATTATAATTTTAGGATTCATGATTAAAATAGAATCACAATCCCAACCATATAACGAAAAATATAAATCTCTATCTTTTGATATTAATACTTCAATTGCATCATATTTCAATGATAATTTCTCAAAATCAAGATATCTAATATTAAATTCACTTTTAAATATAGTTATTGTTTCTTTATTTTTTGGTAATTTTTTTAATTGCTTACATTCGTTAATCGTTAAAATTTTTGCATCTTTAATTAAATCGAATTCAAAAAATAAAAATTGATTTTTATATGTATAATTTTCATCTTTGCACCATTTTGACCAAGGATAATCATAATGTTTTCCAGATGCCCAAAACCCTCCATATGGTTTAGAAAATATATTTCTATTTTTTATTGATTCAAACAAATCAATATCAAAATGATCATGACCATAATGTATATATTTCAATATTTCACCTTCTTATATATTTTGTAAAAATCAAAAATAATCCTACCACGATCAAGATCTAAAATCAATCTAGGTCTAACAGCTTTATTCCTAGCACAAAAATTTTTAACATGATTATCTATAATAAAAAAATCGTTTATTTCTCTTAAAACTATATATTTTTTATTGTTTTCTTTTATTATTTTTAATTCCGTTAAATCTCTTAAATATGATTTTTTGCCCGGCATAATTAATTCAAAAATATGCACATTATTTGCGCTTTTAAAATTATCTTTTACTATTTTAGTATTGCATTTATAACACCTCGATAGACTATAATCTATTTCAACTTCGCCGCAGCCTGGACAAAGTTTTGTTAATTTTTTTTTCATTTTATCCTCCTACTTAAAAATTAAAAATAAAATATTGCATATTCCTAAAATTGCAAATAATGGATTTGCAAAGATTGTTAAATATATACATATTATTAAACATATAATATTAAAAGTTTTACTTTCAATTAAAGAGTCTAAGATCATTTCAATTAAAAATTTTATCATGTTTCACCTCCAATTATTCTTGTATCAATACAAGAATAATTGTATAATATATATGTAATAATTTAAAGGAGAAAAAGATGCAATACTATGTAGCATATGAAATTAAGGGAAAAATAAAAATTTATATCAGTAAAAATATTGATAATATTAAAAATTTTATAGATGCTTGTATTAAAAATAATGCACAATTAAATATAAAATTATTAAATTATATTCCCGTAAAATACTCTGAATTATCGATAAAACTAGAAATAGAAAAACTTAAGAACTATATTAAGTTTTATCGGAGGGAATTAAATGCCGGAAATGAGTTTCAATAAAAGAATTAAATTAGTAAAAAATGGTTGTTTTGCTGCATTAACTAAAGAGGATTTATCAAAAACAGCTAATAGTAAATCGGGTTATTATAGTTTAGAATCTATTTTCAAATATCTAAATCCACTATTAGAAAAATATGAGCTAGATTTAGATATCTTAGAATTAACAATGTTGCGTATCCATATGATATGGTATGATGATTTATCAGATAATGTCAGAGAATGCAATATATCAACGGAGAAAATAAAAGATGTTGGCCGATTGCCCTTAATGTCTAATGAGGTACAATCATTTGGGGCAATATTATCATATGTTAGGCGTTATGCTTATTGTGTCGTATTGAAATTAAAAAGCACTGATATAATTGAAAATGAATATCCTAAACAGCCAGAAAAACCACAAAATAATCAAAATAAACATATTAGATATTACTATGCAATATTTAATAAAAAGTTTAATAAAAACACATTAGAATCGAAAATAGACCCTTTAATTTTGAAAATATATAATGTTAAATCAAAAAATAATATACCGGCAGAAAAATTAAATGAATTAACAAAATGGGCTGATAAAAAAACACCGGAGCAAATTTTAGACGGACTTGAAAAAAAAAGCAAATCAGCAAAGAAATAAAAACATCGAAAACAGGTAATAAATATTTACAAATTAAATATAAGAAAACATTAAATATATTTGATAATGATTATCAATTATTTGATTATATATACAAAGAATTAAATATAAAAGCTCAATCGTGGTTTTATGGGCTTGAAGTGCTAAAAGATAATTGCAATAAAAACACATATGACGTTTATGAAAAAGCATGTCAAATTTATAGAGGTTAAAAAATGATTTTACGCAATTATCAAAAAGAATGTTTGGATATTATTTTAAGGAAAGACTCAGGTAAATATTTAATTCAACTAGCTACAGGACTAGGGAAAACTATAATATTTACCAAATTATCTGATTATATCTCAGGTAAAATGTTAATATTATCGCATAAAATTGAATTAGTATATCAACCATTAAAATATTTAAATTGTAGTTATGCAGTTGAGCATTTAACACATAAAAGTAATTATAATGAAAAGGTTATAAGTACAACAGTACAAACTTTTATAAAACGATATAAAAAATTTGATCCTGATTATTTTGAAATGATTGTTATTGATGAATGCCACCATAGCTCAGCCAAAATTTTTAAAGAAATAATTGATTATTTTAAACCTAAAAAATTGCTTGGTTTTAGTGCGACACCAAACCGAGCTGATAACATAAGGTTAGATAATATATTTGATGAAATAATTTTTGAAAGATCTATTCAATGGGGGATATTGAATAAATATCTATGTGGAATAAAATGTAAATCTGTAAATATTGGATTTGATATTTCAGGGGTTAAGAGTAATAGCGGAGATTTTAACGAAAAAAAATTAGATGCTGCGGTCAATATTGACAAAGCAAATAAGGCTATAACAGAAATTTATAATAAATATTCAATAGGCCAGACATTAATATTTTGCGTATCAATTAATCATTGCAGAGAATTAAAAAAATTAATTCCAGATGCTAAAATAATTGATGGTGGAACAAGCAAAAATGAAAGAAAAATAATAATGAAAGATTTTAATAGTAAAAAACTTCGCTGCATTATAAATTGTATGGTTTTTATTGAAGGTATAGATGCCCCTTGCATTAATACAATAATTATGGCTCGACCAACTAAAAGCCAGGCATTATATATTCAAGCTGTTGGAAGAGGATTAAGACCATATAAAGATAAAGATAAATTATTACTTATTGATTGCGTTGGAGCATCAAAAAATAATCTGTGTATGGCCCCTACTTTATTTGGTTTGGACATTGAAAATAGTAATATAAATCCTGACAAAATAGATCATGACTTATTTGATCTAATGGGATTGATGAAAAAAGAAATTAATAATCCTGAAAGCTGGATCAAAAATATTAGGAATGTGCAAGTATTTAAAAAGAAATTTGGATACGACACACACAATGTAAATTATTTTTTAAATCCGAACGGATCTTTTGTATTATCTCTACCAGGATTTAGAAAAATCATACCGGCCCCAGATAAATTAGGATACATAAAAACTAAAAAAGGCAGGATAAAATTACAAGATGCTTTTGATATTATGTATAATTATTTAGTTCAAAACAAATATGATGATATACAGTTATGGGATCTAACCAGAATGAAAAGGTGGGGTAAGGGTAAAATAACTAACAAACAAAAATTTGTTTTAAAAGATGATTATTCAAAACATTTTATTAATTCTTTAAATAAAATGGAGGCATCCATTTTAATAAATAAACAGAAGGGAAATTATTAATTATGAATGATTTTAATGAATTGTTTGAATATTGCAAATTATTGAAAAAAATTTTAGAATTGCATTCAAAAAGAATAGAAAAATTAGAAAAGGAGTTAAAAAAAATAAATGATAGACCAGATTAAATGCAAAACATTTCTAATATGTGATTCTTGCGGAGAATCGCAGGAATTTGATAATTTTAATGAAGCTGTTGAGTATAAAAATGATTTTGGATGGAAAAGTATAAGAATATATAAAAATGGAAATAATATTTGGTTAGAATATTGTAAGAATTGTAAAGGTGGAAAATAAATGGATGATATAGAAAAAATAAAAAATTTAATTGAGGATCTAAAAACACATATATTTCAATTACAAATAAAAGAACAAAATTCAAAATATGTTAATGCTTGCTATAATCAAATAGTATGTGATTTAAACGATATGATATCATTTTTTAATGCTGAATTATTAAAAAGATATCTACCAGATAAATTTATAGATAAAAAGGATTAATGTATTATTTGCGGATTCAAGAAAACATTCTGCAGTTTGGTTTTTTGATGAAATATTTGGTTATGGCTATGCTAATCGTGAGCTTGCCGATCTGGTAAGAGCAAAAGCCATTTATAACCAAATTATAAAAGGTGATTCGGCCGAATTGCGGTCAATAAACACAATGGCTACAGAATATAATATAAATATGATACCATGCCAAAAAGGCCCAGACTCAGTAAGACATGGAATTAAATGGTTCCAAGACTTGGAATCAATTAATATTGATAGAAAAAGATGCTCGAATTGGAGGGTTCCAAAACATGATAAACATTGAAAATATTGATTGTTTTAAAGGTATGAAAGAAATTGAGAATAATTCTATAGATATGATCTTAACCGACCCACCATATAATGTGACAGTGGCCCACTGGGATAAACATATTAATATAGAGCTGCTTTGGAATGAATATAAAAGAATTATCAAAAAAAATGGTTGTATTGCTATTTTTGGTATAGAGCCGTTTACTACAATAATAAAATATCATAATCTTAAACAATTAAAATATGATTGGATATGGGTTAAAGATAAGGCAACAAATTTTTTGAATTGTAAAAAACAGCCTATGAGGAAAACCGAAACAATTTCTATATTTTATAAAAAACAAACTTTATATATTCCACAATTATATAAAAATGATCCAAAAAATATACGGCCAGCAAAAAAAAGAATTATACATTCTAATTTATATGGGGATCATTATAAAATAGTTAAAAAAACAATACCTGAAGATATGTGTTATCCAAACAATCTGTTATTTTTTAATAAAGAACAAAGGGCCCACCATCCGGCACAAAAACCGATAAAATTATTAGAATATTTAATTAAGACTTATACAAATGAATATGATTTAATTCTTGATAATTTTATGGGTGGCGGCAGTACTGGTGTAGCCGCTAATAATTTAAATAGATATTTTATAGGCTTTGAAATAGATAGTCATTTCTTTCAAATAGCTAAAAATCGTATATTTGGATATAATAATAAGAAAGGGGTGATTTTATGAATGGCGAACAATTAACCCTAAATAAAAGAAAATGAACAAAATTTTTGTATAAGTCAAAAAATTAATAATATTGAAGATTGCAAAATTATGTCAAATCAAGCATTTATGATTTCATCGGCCTTTAAGTTTATGGGTAAGTATGGAATGAGCTTTGATTATCAAATTAATAAATAAAAGGCTAAAAGATCAAAATGGAAAATAAGGATATTAAAGAATTAGAAAGACTTATAAAAGAAATTAGAAAGGATTTTAAAGAATTAAGGATAATTATAAATGAATATTTCGAGGAAATGGAAAATGATGAAAATAATTGACAATAGAATTTATAAATTATTAAAAAATCAAATAAATGATTTAAATGAAAAATTTAAATATATAGATAAATTAAAGCCAGGATCTAAAATAAATGTTATTTCCGGGTATAATACAACAGAAGTCGTAATTATCGAAAGATTTATAAATGAATACACTATCATTGGTAGATCTGATTATAGTAAAAATGATAAATTTACAGTTGATTTACTAGAGGAGGTTTTTATTGATGAAAAACAATCTAAAAAATATGAGAATATTTAGAGGATATTTACAAAGAGAATTTGCAAATATGATTAATATGCCATTATCAACATACCAGCAAAAAGAGCATGGCAAAATTAAAATAAAAATTCATGAATTAAGAGAAATGGCAAAAGTCTTAAATTGTAGTATTGATAAAATATTGTATGGTGAGGATAAATAATGAAAGACTATGTTTTAAAAAAACAAAAAGAAAGAACAAGAAATTATTATAAAAAATATGGTAAAAAATATTATCAAAAAAATAAAGATAAAATTAAAAAATATAATAAAGAATATTATAAAAAAAATAGAGATAAAATATTAGCTGAAAGAAGAAAAAAAACACCATATTGTAAAATATGCGGTATAAAATATTCAAAAAATGAAATTTGCAAAGATAATATTTGTAGGTGGTGCAAAAATGAATTATAAGAAATTAGTTGAAATTATGGGACATGAAAAACAATTAGATAAATGCTTAGAGGAAGTTATTGAGTTCTTGGAAGTGCTTATAAAATTAAAAACTAAAAATAAATTTAATAAAAATAAGATAATTGAAGAAATGGCACATGTTTATATGGTATTTAGATCCTTGAAAATTATGTTTAATATATCGGAAAACGATATACAAAATGAAATATTATGGAAAGAGAGGCTATTAATGAATAGATATCCTGAATTAATAAATGATAAAAATGAATAATGATTTTGAAACTTACATTAACCGGCTAATTAAAGTAATTAATGACTATTGTCATGGCATAGGATGGAAAAATCACCCGGAGCGGACAAAATCAGGAAAATACCTAAAAGGTGAAGTTTTTGATTTTATAATCTTATCTAAAGATTATAAATGTTGTTTTGATGCTAAAATGACACATAGCGATAAATACAGAATATGTAAAAAAGACATTAACCAAGCTAATAATTTATTATTATCCTGGAAGGCTGGAATAGATGCATTTTTCTTAATTTATTTTTTTAATGAAAGAAATTATAGGAAATTAGACATCTTGACTTTCTATGAAATTTTAAAAGACAGAAAATATATAACTTATAAAGATTGCAAAAATTTCAAACTTGAAAGGATGTTTTTACATGAGAAAAAAAATAAGTGATATAAAAATAATAAAAGCAGTGCGACATAATTATAGCATTAGATTTTTTCTACCAAAAAATTTTTGCCGGTTTTTAGGAATAAACGATGAATCATTTTTAGAATGTTATTTAGATAGAAAAAATAAGCGGATAATTATTCGTAAAAAGGATAAAAAAAATGAATGTTAGAATGTTATTATTTGAAAAAAATATATCAATAAAAACGGTTGCCAAGAAATGCGGCAAAAGTGATTATTGGATGGGAAAAAAAATTTCAAGTGAGCAGCTCAATCTAAAAGAAATTAAGATTATACTTGAGCTGCTGGATATGAAATTTGAAGATGTATTTTAAAAAGTTGGTCCCCCCTACCCTATTATAGAATCAATTATTAAAGAATTGGTATACGTTTAAAGAGGGGAGGGAAGACAAAATGTTAATAAATATAATTAAAATTATATGCAATATAATTATACACTATAATGATAACTTAACAGTATTAATTTTGAATGAAGATGAAAACGAAAAAATAAATTCAATTATACAAATGGAGAATGAAATACAAAATAAAAAAGAATATCTTATGCAGCTAGAAAATAAAATAAAAAGTAAACAGGAATTTTTATCAATTGAAAATGAAAAAATATTAACAACAATAGAAAGAAAAGCTAATTTTCCAATTAAAATAAATATATAGGTGGGGATCAAAAGAACCGAGTATAAAAACCCGGTTCTTTTTTTTGTTAAAGCAATATTGTGTAATCACATTAATATTATATTATTTTAGATTTTTAGAATCAAGTTTTTGTTGTTCATATTTTTCCTCATTTTCTATAAAAAAAGTTTCCTTAAATTTTATCGGTCTGCATAACCTTCCATTAAATCTTACTACTCCAAAGTTACCGTTTTTATCTAAATTAACAAAATTATTAATTTTAAGATATTTAATAAATTGTTTTTCAGGTATATCATATTCCTTTAAAATTTTTGTTAATTCATTTCTAAAAAAGCAAATTGCTCCATTATCCCTAAAACCTAATCTAGGCCAAGAAATTTTATTGTCAATATCAAATCGATGTTGATTTTTTAAATAAATTTCTTTTATCATTTCTTTTCCATATTCCATTTTATCTATTGATTGTTTAGTTGGTAAACGTTTCAATATTCTTTTTCCCCAATTTAAAGAATTATAATCAAGGTTCAATGTTCTCATTAAGAATTTGTCACACATAGTCAAAACAGATAAATGAGTAATATGATCCTCAATATTTTGATCATTAATTAATTTTTCTTCAATATTATTTAATTCTTCTAATAAAAATTTTTTACCGCTATTTTGTATAAATTTAATGAATAAAGGCCCGATAAAACCATAATTATCCATAACCACATTTTTTACTTTTCGTGGGAAATGCCTGCCTGACATTGGTATATCTGATAATTCTATACATCTTTTATATGCTCCACTATCATTAGTTTGATCCAATAATTCTCTTTCACCTGTTATAATGAAAGTTGATGCCCATGTATTTACATTCCTTGCAGTGATATCTTTTGTCATTCTAGTTTTACCACTACCATTAGCAATATCATAAATAATCTTTTCAATATTTTTTTTAATGCTCGCATCTAAATGTTGAGCATCATCAAAAATAGCCGGAAAATTATTTAAAATTGCAAGTCGAGCTTCAAGCCCGGCTCTATTTGCATTAAAAGCCGGAATTGTTAATTTGCAAGGTTTTCCCCATATTGACCACGCAGCATATGAGGCAATTGATTTACCGCGACTTGGAGGGGCATAATTATAAAATCCAAAACCTTGCAGATTCAAAAAATCAATTAATACACTTGCTAAACTTACATTTAAATACATTCTAAATGTATCATTTTCAAGGCATTCTCCTATATATTCTTGCCATAATTTAAATGATCCTTGTTTATGGATACTTTCAATTGTGTTTAATTCATTCCAATCATTATTAAGTAATAATATCTTATTAGAATATGGTAAAAACTCATTTTTATACCAGCCTAATTTATTTGAAGCATCTTGCCTAGATAACTTCATATATTTTAAAATGCCGGATATATATTTATCATATGCTATTAGATCTTTAGTACCACCATCAAACCAATTATTAACTTTAAATATTTCGTTTAAAAATTGTCTAAATTGTTGAGGTGAAGAAAAAGCCTTAACCGGTTTAAAAATATTCTTTTCTTCATTTAGGCCATTTAATGCCTTTAATAATAACTCTTCTTTTCTATCTATATAGATTAAATATTCTGGTATTAATTGGACCGGAGTAATTATTTTGTCAAAATATTTTTCCTCGTCTTTATCAGTGTATCTTTCAATAAATCCTTTATTTGTTAGATAATATCCCGTTCCTAAATCTTTATTAATATAATATTTATTATCATCAACAAAAGATATATCTTCTTTGAATGTCAATTTCCCTTTAAAATTGTTATATTCTGTTATATAATTAATAGATGACTTATCCACAACTTTATCAACAGTTTCTTTTATGACTGGTTTGAATTTAATATCAATATTTAAATTAAACTCTGAGTTTAATTTTTTTATTGAATCAATAGTACTTAACAAAAATTTATCTTTAATAAATTGTATGGCATCTCCATGCGCTCCACAACCAAAACAATGATAAGTATTATCTTTGTTTATATAAAGTGATGGAGTTTTTTCTCTATGAAATGGGCAAATAGCTTTATTTAAATGATTAAATTTTACCCCGTAATTTTCTAAAACTTGTTTTATATCAATTTTATCTTTAATTTCTAAAAAAACATTATTATCAAAATTGTATTTTTTATTATTTTTATGATTTGAGTTATTTTTATATTTTTCTTCTTTAGTTTTTTGTATGATATTTTGATATTCTGCAATTTGATTTTTAACCATTTTAATATCATATTTATCATTTTTGTAACTATATGTCCGACCAGTTAAAGCGAGATTTTTACCATTAATGTAAATTTCAATTGCCGATTTATCGCATTCATTTTTATAAATTTTGTTCATTTTAATGATGATGTTTTTATCAAAATGTATTCCTTTTATACATACATGCAAACCTTTACCGGAATAACTTATTTCACAATAAATGGCGAGTGTTACAATAGGTTTAGCCCATTCTTTTAAATTGCCATTTTCATCAAAACAGTTATCCAAATCAATCCATGTAAATCTATTTTCAAGATTTATTCCTATAGATAGCATTTTTTTATATGTTTTTGCGTTTTTTAAAGCTACTTCATAAGCGACTTGATATTTTTTATTATATCCTCGGTATTTACCATTTATATCTTCAGGTGCTTTTTGTTTCCTATAATCGGCAATATTCCAAACTTTTAATTTTTTCAAAAAATCAGGAATATTTGTATAATTAAATTTATCTCGCTCGAACATGTATTAGCCCCCTTTAGTTAGCTTGTTAAATGTTTCTATATCTTCTTTTAATGCGGCAGTTATTACAATCTTATTTCCTTCAACTGTTATATTAATATATTTATTAATTTTTGCTTGTTGTAATTGCCATTTAGATAAAATTACAGCTTTCGAATTGCCAGACCTTTGTAATACTTTTATCAATTTTATTGCCTCCTTTTTAAAATAGTAACGTCATTATTCTAAAGAATAGCATAACAAATTTATTAAATCAATATTAAATTTTAAAAATTGAAAAAAATATTTTTTTCATTAAACTTAGTATTGATGACTGTTACAAAAAAAATAAAAGTTGTAACAGTTTTTGTAACAGATATATATATAAACATAACTAGCTATTAATGCATGTTTCAAAATTTTA